CCATTTGATCTAGCTAAAGCATCAGCAATCATAGATTCACAATGATGCCAAACTTGATCTGTATTTTCTTTTGGAATTGGAACCAAATCAATCATGCACTTTTTTCGTCAAATATTTCTAATATAGACATAGTACCACTAAAAGCATTAGCATTAGCACCTTCTAATCTATATATATCACCAGATTCTAAAACAAATAATCCTTCAGATATATCTTGTGCTGCTTTAGAAGATAGTGTGTGTTCGTCTGTTTGATATTCTGTACTTGCTGAACTATCATAAATATAAGCTGATATACTACTTGTAGATCCACCATAATTAACAGCATGAACATTTTTAACTAAAGCTGTTCTATTTGTAGGACAAGTATATACATCTGTTTTAGCAGTTGTTGTTAAATTAAACTGTGTATTTTTATATATATTAGCCATTAGGTTTATCTGGATAATCTACATTTTTAACTTGCTCAACTGTAGTTAATCCATCTGTTATATTTCTTAATTCAGTTCTAAATTGCATCCAAGCATTTCTTTGTTCAGATGTTAATGTATTATCTGGTAATTGTGTCCAATCAGAATCTTGTAAATCTTTATTTCTTTTAACTCTTAAATCTTCCATAGCCATATCAAATTCTACGATAGGAAATTGTGCTTCTATGTCAGCTACTGGTATTGGTGTTGTTCCGTTTTCCCAAGTAATTTGATTAATGTCATCTGCATTAATAGATACTTCTGCATTAGGATTTATTTTTTTTATTGCTTTAATAATATCTGTCATAATTTATCCTGCTATTTCGTATGCTGTTATTGATGAAGCTGTTTGAACTACATAATCTGCATTTGCTGTATTTCCTGGTCTATTAAAAGTTAAAGCTGCACCACCACTTTGTACTTTACATACTAATTTATATGTAGTTGCACTTGTAGTAGATGGAGAGTCCAGAAAACTTATAGACATATTGCTAACTAAATTTTGAGACCCAGTTGCTGTTTGTCTTACAGACCCAGCTGATGCTCTTGTTTTACTTCCGTCATCATCACCAATACTTATTCCTGTGCTTCCTCTTAAAAGTCTATAAGCACTCCATCTATCATCTGTATCATTACCAACATTTAATGTTGCTATAATTAAGACTTTTGAATTTGATGCACTTGGAGTTATTGCTACACTCATTCCTGTTACATCTGTAAAAGATGTAGAGGTACTTGAAAAAGTATCTGTTTTAACTGTTGAAACAACTTGCAAAACCTTACCACCTACACCAGCTGGTAGAGATGAAATACTAGATAAAGAATTATTATTTAAAGTTATGATTGCCATAGTTATATTCCAAATGTTAGTTTAATTTCTTCTTCAGTTAATCCTAAAGCTAATAGTTTTTCTTTAGCAGATGCTTTTTTGGTTTCTTTATCTGCGTCAGCTTGTTTCAATTCTTCAATCTTTGCATCTACTTCTGCTTTGCTTGGCATAGTAGCTGTATTGTCATTTAAAATAAGATTTTCATAAGACATTCTTTTATCTCCAGTATAGTCTTTTCTCCAACCATACCATTGAGGTTTATCTTTATTGAAACTGTTTAATGCTGTTTGTAAATAATCTTTTTCCATTAGACACTATCTCCTAATTTAATAACAGTAAAACCAGTTCTATTTTCATCTGTGTTTCCTTCAATTTCTACACTTCCACTTTGAGCACCCCAATTAAATTTAAATTTTCTATTTGATGTATCAGTTACATTAATTAATGTACTAACTGAAACACAAGAATTACCCACATTACCTTCATGTGCACTTTCAGCATGAATGTCATTTACATAAGTTGAGTTATCATGTGTAGTTTTTAATATATAAAAATTATATGAACTTACAAATTCTCCAGTAAAAGATGCAAAAACATTTATGAAATATAATCCAGTTGATGGAAATGTAAAAACACCAGAACTTTGCGTCATACCAGTTCCAAGTTTTCCAAACACAGTATCATCTGCTCTTTCCCAGTTAGAAGTTAAATCTCCTTGAGAAGTAGTATTTGCAGTTAATCTCCAACTATCAGCTTCAGACAAACCACCAGCAATAGTAGCAAAACTATTATCTCCTCTTAAAAAGGTTGTGCTATCTTTAGTTCCAGTTGCAGTTAGCTTAGCAAGTGAAACAGAACTGTCAGCAAGTTTAGCAGTTGTAACTGTGCCATCACTAGGTGCTGTAATTAAACCAATTCCATAATGGAGAATAAAATCACAAGTAGAAGTTCCAGCAATAGCAACTCCAAAATCTATTGTTGAACCAGATACAGTAAAGTTTCCAGCTTGAACTACACCATCAATACTAAGTAATAGTGTGTTCGCAGAACTAGGTGTAAAATTACTTCCACCTTTTTGTAATGTGTAACTAGAACTACCATCAAAGGTAATGTTATCTAGTACCTCTACATTACTTATCTTATCTGTATCTCTACCTATATATGCCATTAATTAACCTTTTGGATTATTATCCTTAATTGTTTGTATTCTAGTTTTCCAAGCCTCAATGTCATGGTAGATTTCATCTAACTGATCTCCCCAAGAACCATATTGGCTTCTTCTTGTTGCATCTACTTGAGCATTACTCTCAGCAGTATTTGCAGCAGTTTCGTATGATGCTAGTTGTGCGTCAGTTGGTTGTGCAATATCAAGATTCCATTCTTTGATATACGCACCTTGACCATTACTGTCGTCTTGCAAAACAACATCTTCTAAGAAATCTACTTCGCTAACTCCATTAGCTTTGCAGTATTCTTTTATTTTTGTACTTAGTTGTGCCATAGTTGTACCTCCTTATTCTATAATTTTAAATGCTCCAAGATATGTATAATCTTCAGCACCTTGAAGATTTTTACTAGTGCCACTATATTGAAATGTAAAAAGTTCTAAATAATCTCCTTCAGATAAAGTTTCTATAATAACAACACTTCCACCACTATAATCTGAGTTTTGTTTGTTACCACCTATTGTTGTTCCATTTTTTTTAAGTGTAGTATGTGGTAATGATATACTTTCACCAAACATTGCATGAGCAGTTATTAAATATTTTCCACCTTGTCCAGATGGAACTGTATATCTATAATTTGTAGTATTATCAAAACCACTAGCTGTATCAATATCAACTGTATTTAATTGAACTTTAGTTTCAGTTGCATGTGGAATACTTTGAGTACCACTTCTTGTTGTATAAAAAGCTGGAGTATTAACACCACCAGCACCAGTTACAGTTCCTGTGAAATCGTAGTTGTCGCTTAGGTTAAGACTTTCAGATTGTATTTTTGTTATTGCCATAATTTATTTTCCTTATTCTATAATTTTGTATGCTCCGAAACTTCCAGCTACAAATGGTGTGTTTGCATTTGATAAATGATATAATTCTACATAATCGGTAGAACCATTAAAATCAACAATACCTACAGTTGGTACTCCTGTTATTAAATCTAAACCAGCTGTATTATAAAAATCATATATTGTTGCTGATGTTAAACCTGTAGTAGAGGAACCATTTTTATAAATAAAAGTTTCGTTTTTATAACCTCCAACTGAACCAGTCCAAGAACTTGATACATTTCCATATACATAATATTTTCCAGCGACTGTTGGAGTAAATCTATAATTAGTAGCATTATCGTAACATCCATCTGTATCAAATAATTCTAAATTTAATTGTACTTTTGTAACTGTATTTGTAGTTATTGATTGACCACTTGTTCTATAAGCATGAAAAGCTGGTGTCATATCTTCACCAGCGACAGCAAATGTGTTATCGCCTCTTAGAAATGTAGTTGCGTCTTTTGTACCTGTAGCAGATAATTTTGCTAAAGCAATTGAACCATCAACTAATTGTGATGCACCAACAGAACCACTTGGAGGATTTACTGTTTGAACAGCTTTACCTAAAAACACACAGTACATATCATCTGATGCAGATGTAGCACTTGTTAAAGTTAAACTTGTACCAGTTGCAGTATATGCAGTTGTAGGTTCTTGTCTTACAAAGTTTATAAATAATGCTAACTCATTTGCGTTAGTAACTGGATTATCCAATGTGTAAGATGTAGTCGCACTTGTAGTGAAGTCTTGCTTAGCAAAACTTGTGTAACTTAATGCTGGTTGATTTCCTAAATACATTTATGCAACATCTTCCAAAGTTGAAATAATTACATCTGCAATACCAGAAGCATTATCAGATTTTACTTTAACAGCACCACCATTAGGAATAATTACTTTTCCAGATATTGCCTCTAAAGAACTTCCAACTGGAACTGGTGCTTGTTTAACAATGTATCTATCATTAGAACCATCATTAAGAA